CCGTCAATCGATCAATCTCATCTGGCGGGGATCGACGGCCGGCACCGGCTCCTCCGGACGCTGTAGATCGTCATAGTTGGGATCGAACTTCCGGATCAGGCGGTTCAGCTTGAGGGAGCTTTCCCAGATCTCGAAGAGCAGGCCGCAACGCGGGCAGCCGCCTCGAATGCCGCCCACTCCGTCGGTGGCCGGGTTGTAGCGTTTGTGTTTGGCGCAATGGCCGTCGAATTTCCGGGATCGGATTTTCAATCCTACACAGTACCAGGAAGCGCGGTCGCGGTACAATCCGAGTTTGCACGGTACCGGTGGTACTTCCGCCCCGGACAATACGCGGTAGGATGAGCGCTGGGAAGTAAGTCGAAATCTACAGGTTTGATCGAGCGCCGCGCATGTTAGTCGCACGCGCGGCGCTCTGACCGACACCCTTACTTTGGAAGGGCTATGGCTGACAGCGATTGTACCGCCGCGGGGCTGGTACGTCATCTCGAACTGGCGCGCGCTGGCTATCGCCAGGCGCTTCTCACTCCGAACACCCGGCGCGGCTACTCCTACGACTGGGCCATGTTCGCGGGGTGGTGCAAGCTGATCGGACGGGACTCTCTGCCGGCCAGCGCGGACACCGTCTCGCTCTACGCGACCGACCAGTTGGGCGGGCATAAGATCTCGACGGCCGCACGGCGCGTCGCGTCGATCACTCAGATGCACCGCTCCCATGACTTCGCATCGCCCGTCACGCCGGCGGTGCGCGATCTGTTCGCCGGGGCCCGCCGCCTGCGTCCGGAACTGCCGCACCAGGTGCGGGCGTTGAGTGTCGACGAGCTGCGCAGTGTGGCGGCTAAGCTGGGGCGCGACGGATCGGCCCGCGCGCTGCGCGATCGCGCCATCCTGGTGATCGGCTTCGCTTCCGCGCTCCGGAGCGCCAGCCTGACGGCGCTCGAGCTCGAGGACGCCGAGTTCGTCCCAGAGGGGATCCGGATCCAGGTACGGCGCGAGAAACAGGATCAGGAGGGGAAGGGACGATGGATCGGCCTGCCGCGCGGCCGACATCAGGGCACGTGCCCGGTGCGTTCGTTGCAGGCCTGGCTCGACCGGAGAGGAGCCGCGCCGGGGCCGCTGTTCACCCGCCTCGATGGGCATGCACGCGCGGCCGCGATCGCGCTGCAGCCGGAGCGCATCTGCCAGATCGTGCAGGACGCGGTGGCGCGCATCGGTCTCGACCGGGCGCTCTATGGCGGTCACTCGCTGCGGGCGGGCTTCGTTACCACGGCTGGCGAGTGCGGCGTTGGTGAGCTGCTGATCGCGTCGCAGACCGGACACCGCGACATGAGCACCTTGCGGCGGTACTTCCGCCGGCGAGACCTCTGGCGGTCGAACGCCTGCGCTGCGTTGGGGCTGTGACGTCACGCGGCTGCGCGCTCCCTGCGGACGCGCCAGACCGCTAGGATACGCGCGGAGCGCTCTTCAGCCGTCTTGCCCGCCCAACTGGCGCGAGCGGCGTCTACGCAGATCTTGTGGATGCGCTTACGTGAGAGCTTTTTCGCCCGTGCGATCCCGCCAGCCCGGGCGATTTCCGAACGAGACAGCATGCACAATTAAGATAGACCCTCTCACGGGCGCCTGTCAAGGAATATGTTGGGGGATTTACTTACTTAATGCCCCCGCCAATATTTGGGCAGCCCCGTTTTCAGGCCGCGATTTTACGCCGCAGCAGCATGATGCCGCCGAGGCAATAAGGGCTCCCGCACTCGCACGGCTGCTCATGCAGGCCGGCCGGCGTTTTCTCGCCGCGGAGCAGGCATTCCGGGTTCTGGAGTATGTAGAGCAGCAGCTCGTGGCGCCCGTTTACCTGGGCGCGCTCGCACATCTCGTCAATGCGGCGGTACGCCGTGGACACGGCGATTTCGAGGGCCCCCGCGATTACCTTGGGGTCCTTCGCTTCCCAGAGCAGCGCCGCGATTTCACGCTCGGTCCGGTCAAACGAGATCATAATTGCCATTATTTTAGCAATTCGACAAAGAATAATCCTCATTGTTAGACGGGGTTTCCACTTTCCGGGTTTTCTCTCGGAAATGCTTTTTTTCTAATAAGTTACCCGCGAGCCTGGCGTTACAACTGGGGTCATGCCCCCCACAGCAATCAAAGCGCCCGTCGCGTTCAGCGCGGCCGACGCCGACGAGCTGGGCGAGCTCCAAAGACAGATCGACTTGCTCGATCCCGTCATCGCCCGATACAAAGTTTTGACCGAACGCGCCGACGACGCAGCCAAGGCGTCGCCGAAGGACGAGCCCGTGGTTTACCGCGGCGCGTACTGGGAACTGCAACTCGGCCCGCGGCGCAACGAGCGCACGGTCACCGAGAAGTGGAAAGCTTTCGTGTACCTGCGCAAGCTGCTCACGTACGAGGGCCTGGTCGCGGTCCTCGACATCCCGCTCGGGTTGATCGACAAGAACGTGCCCGACTCGATATCGAGGCCGTGGATCGTGAAAGAGCAGAGCGGGTACCGGTCGCGCAAGCTCGTGGCGCTCGCGCCGCTGGCGGCCGAGCTGCCCGTGGCGCTGGCGCCGCTGGCGGCCGAGCTGCTGAAGGCGGCGTAGGATGACGGTTCGCTGGCTGGGTTTCGTCGTCGAGCTTCGGTGGGAGGGCTGGCGCGCGCGCATCGTCTGCCCGCGCTGCAAACGCTCGGCCCGCTGGGGCTGGCACGGGACCTGGCGCGGCTGGTCACTCTGCAAGGAGCGATGAATGGAAGACGAAAACGACAAGATTTGGGTTTGGCCGTTGGCGGCGATGGCGATAGTGGCGCTCGCTGCCGTTGTGGGCAGCTTCTGGACGCAACATCATCAGCGCGCGTCGTTGCGTGCGGCTGAGCCTCCCCCTTACATACAAAGCTCCGACCTAGGCTTAGCCGTGCCCAGTCCACCGCACGCCTCGGAGTGCTTCGATGTGCAGCTCTCAAAGGTGAGCGCGGCCCAATTTCGAATGACGGGGTACAACCATTGCGCTGTTACGCTGCCAACTGTGGTTGTCCTTGTCAAATTCTTCGACGGGCAGGGCAGGCGGGTCGGGGTCGGATCGTTCGCTTCCTTTTACGTGGCTGCTCACGAGAAGGAAATGCATGTGTTCCCGGCGCCGCCGGAGGTTTGGGGACTCTTCAGTAGAGTGGCAGTGCGGGAGATCACGGAGGACCTGAGCGAGGCGCGGAAATGAACGGTGTCACCTTAGCCGACGCCTGGGCCTCGCGCGCCGCCGACTACCTCGCGTCGCGCCGGGCCGCGCGCGTCGTCAAGCTAAACGTAGTCAGTTTGAATGACGCCTGGGCCTCGCGCGCCGCGGACTACCTTGCATCGCGCCGGGCCGCGCGCGTCGTCAAGCCGCGGGCGGTCACCGCCGAGCCCTATCGGCGGCCGCCCTGTGAGCCGGGCGAACGGCGGCAGGAGCTCTCGCCGCGGCTGTGCGGGATCTGCCTGCTGGTCAGCGAGGGCAAGACGAACCGCGACATCGCGGAGGCTCTCGATCTGTCCGAAGGCACCGTTAGGGTCTATGTTTCAAAGACGCTCCAGATTTTGGGCTTCCACTCGCGCAACCAGATCATCATGTGGTATCTGAAAGGCGGCAAGCTATGAGCGATTTGATGAGCCGACCCTACAAGCCGGACCCGGCGCGCTGCTGCGAGGCGTGCGCGTTCGGCCGCGGCGAGCATGCGGAATGGTGCGTAGTGCGCACCTGCGCAAAACCGCCGCAGCAACCGGTGCGCCTCTGCCCCCTCTGCGACTTGCCGCTGCGACTAAACCCGCAAACACTGATGTGGGTATGTGTCCCCGATGGCGACCTCAACCAAAAGCGAGCAGGCTAAGCGCCGGCGGACGATCGCCAAGGGCGCGGTCGCGGGCAAACCGCTCAAGGCGATCGCGCGCGAGGCGCAGTGCTCGAAGCGTCAAGTGCAGCGCGTCGAGGCCGAGCCGGAGACCCAGTTCCTAATCTCGGAGGCTTTACGGCCTCACCGCCAGCGCCTGACCAAGCTGGCCGGCAAAGTCATCTCAGCCGTTGAACGCGGCCTGCTGGCGCGCAAGACCGACAAGGCCGACCGCATCGTACAACTACGCGCGGTCGAGAGATACGCCGACCTGGTCGGGCTAGCCCAGGGCAAAGCCGCCGCTCCCGAGGGCGGCGACCGATCGCTCGTGACCTGGGAAGAGTTCGTAATCTTATACCGTTCCCGCAAGGAGGCCGAGTAACATGCCCGTGATCCGCATCACTGCCGAGCTTTGGGCGGAGGTCATGCACTCGCTCAAGGCGGGCCGCAAGGTCCCCGCGGTGAGGGCCGCGAACTGGCAGGCCGGCGTCGATGCGCTGGTGGTTGAGCACATGCCGGCGGCAGCCAACATCGCACGCAAAGTGTGGCGCGACTACACGCGCAGCGGTCAGGGCGGCTACGCACTCAAGATCGAACTCTCCGACATGGAGTCGTGCGCCTATCTGGGCTTGGTTCAGGCGGCGCGGCGCTACGATCCGAGCTATGGGCCGTTTGCGCATTTCGCGTATAAGCACGTCCACGGCGCCATCATCGACCGCTACCGGCGCGCCGCTTACCGGGACATGCAGCACGCTTCGATCGACGCGGATCCGGAACGCGACGAGGAGCGCAAGCAGTTCGCGGCCCCGCCGGCCGGCCGGAGAGCCCCTACCGATACACCCGCCGAACTACTGCGAGAGGCGCAGGCGGGCATCCTGGCCTCCGTCTGGGGGCTGCGCGCGGCCTGCCGGCAGGTGATCTTTGGCCTCTACTTTGAGGAACTCTCCGCGACTCAACTGGCGCAACGCATGGGCATCAGCGTGGCTCAGGTGGGCGTGCTGCGGCGGGAGGGCCTGGCCGCGCTGCGCCCCGATGCAGAAAGGCTGGCAGCATGACGCCCGCAGCGCGCGAAATCCAGACTCTCGAAAAGGAGATTCACATCCTGGAGGCCGGCGCGATCGCGCGCGCCACTTCCGCCATCGAGTTCAAGGTCGAGATTGGGAAGCGCCTGGTCCGCGCCAAGGAGATTCTCCCGCATGGCCAGTTTCTGGGATGGGCCCAGAAGGAATTCTCATGGACGCCGATGCATGTGAACCGGCACATCCATCTCGCGCGAAACATAACACGCGTGTTATCTTTGGGACCCGAGGCCAGCCTGCGCGGGGCGCTGGCCGCCATCGCGGCGCCCGAGTGGAACGCCACACCAGGCGAGCCGGCGGCCAGCGCGGCGGTCAAGGCGCTGCGCGTGGTGTTCGAGGACACAGGTGAACGGCGCTTCCCGGGGAAAGAGGAGTATTACGTGTGCCTCGGCCAACCTGGAGCCGAGTTGAGCCTGTGTCACGATTCCCATCCCACCTGGTGCGGCACACCGGCGGACTACGCCATCCTCCGCGTCGTACGCGACGACTTCCGGCAGGCCGCTGCATGAGTCCGGCGCTCAGCTACGTCGAGCGCGTCCACGCGCAAAACGCTGAGCAGGTTCGCGCGTGGCGCGCGCGGCGGGCCCCAGACGTCCAAACGTGCGAATACTCAAGCGTGCAGCCGCATTCGCTCTACGTTCGCGAGTACCGGGCCCGCTTGCAGCGCCAGGGGTACGACTACCGCGGCGTTCGCGAGCAGCGCAGCCGCCGGGCCCGGTTCGCACGCGGGATCCGCCTCCTGGAGCTGGCCTGGGCGAGCGCGATGATGTACCCGCACAGGGTGGGGAGTTGGTGACTGAATGAATCCCGAGGAGATTTATTCGGGCTTCCAGGATCACGCGCGGTTCTGCCGCGAGTCGCTGATGGTCGAGGCGGAGGACAAGCGGCTGGGTCTGGTGCCCATGGTCCTCGGGCCGGGGCAGGTCAAGCTTTCCGAAGCCATCCGGCTGCAGCGAGAGAAAGAAGTCCCGGTTCGCATCATCTACCTGAAATCACGCCGCATTCAGGCGAGCACCGGCACCGCGGCCGAGTTCTTTCACGACACCATCGCGGACGGCGGAGTTCGAACGCTGGTACTCGGGCATCAGGAAGACTCGACGCGCACACTGTTCAAGATGTACCGGCGCTTTCACGAGCAATATAAGCCTTACGCCGGCGCGATCCGGTTGCCGCAACTGGTCGATTCGCGGGGGCTTCCGCTTGACACCCCGCTCTCCGAACGCCTCGATTACGGGAACCACTCGACCATCATGTGCCACACGGCCGGCAGCACGACTTACGGCCGCTCGGATCGTTTCACCAACGTGCATTTTTCGGAGTTCCCCTACTACAACAGTCCGGGCGAGATCCGCACGGCGGTGATGTCCGCGGTCCCGAAACTGCCGCACACGTGCGTGGTGATTGAGGGCACGGCGGCCACCGTAGGCGACGAGTTTCATACCATGTGTACCGAGGCGCAGGCGGGCCGCTCGGACTGGGTGTTCCTCTTCATGGCGTGGCAGGATCACCCCAGCAACCGCATGCCCCTGCCCATGCCCGTTGGGCAGTTTATGAACGGACTGAGCCGCGACGACCGGGATACCTACGAGCGGCTGGGCCTCCGTCCCGAGCAGATGTGCTGGTATCTCTACACGCTCCGGAACGACTGCAATAACGACCGGCAGAAGATGCGCCGCGAGCATCCGGCGAGTCCGGAGGAAGCCTTCACGGCGTCAAGCAGAAACCGTTTCAGCGTGCCCCACATTATGCGGATGCCCGTGCAGCGCGAGGCCATGCAGGGAGAAATCGAGGCGCGGGCGGTGGGCGACGAGGAGCGCATGGTCTGGATGCCGAACGAGGCCGGCTGTGTGAAGATGTACCGGCGCCCCGAGCGCGGCAAGGTATACGCGTGCGGGTCGGACTGTTCGCAGGGACTCGACGCCAACGAAGGCGGGTCGCCCGACTCCGATTACTGGACGGCGCAGATGCTCGATCGGGATACCGGTGAGCAGGTGGCGGTGGCCAGGGCGCGCAAGATGCCGGGCGAGTCGGGCCGCTACCTTGCCAGGTTCCTGCGCCTCTATAACAACGCGCAATGCGCCGGCGAGCGCAACCCGGGGGGCGGCGGAATCGCCATGCTCGAAGCCGTGATGGACGCGGGCTACCCGAAAGACCTGCTCTATCACGACGTCATCAACATCGAGGAGGACCCGCGCGTCCGCGGTACGCGCCTGGGCTGGTCGACGACCGGCGCCAGCCGGCCATTACTTGTTTCCTTGCTCGACGACGCGATCCGGGAAGAGTCCATCTTCGTGCGCGATCCGGAGACCCAGGCGGAGCTGCTGACGTTCGTTTATTGGCCGGACGGAAAGGCACGGGCGCAAAAACGATGCCACGACGACTTGGTGATCGGGCTCGCCCTGGCGTGGATCGTGGTTCTGCGTATGCCGCGGCCGCGGCCGAAGAGCGACCAGATGCGGCCCGAGGTGCGGAAGTACGGACAGCGGCCTGGCGAAGTAGACCCCAGGGGGGCGCGTGTTCGGCTCCGATGACCAGGATTCACAGTGCGCCGCTGCCGGCGGTCCTGCATGAGCAACTCGACGACCTGCTGTTACATCGTGAGACGTGCCAGCCGGGGCGCGACGGCTGCGCCGTCTGCGCGCGGCTGTACGCGGTCACCGGCAGCCTGCTGGCGCCGTTCGCCGAGAAGCACTACGAGATCACAATCCGGGCGCAGAGGGCGCGGGCGGCGTGATGAATCCCGCTGAGGTGGACTGGCAGCGTCGGGCAGGCCGAGACCGGGAGGGCGATAAATTCGACACTCTCGTCGCGGTTCACGGCAGCGGGCGCGTGCTGGCCCGCATCCAGTGCCCGGTGACTGCCGATGAGTACTGGTACCGGGCTTTTTACTACTGCGCCGTCCCAAAAGAAATTCTCGACCCCAGCGAAGGCTACGATTTCATGGACGCCGACTCAGCAAAGCGAGCCGTGGAGGAGACGCTGGGCAAGTTCAACCCGCTCGCCCCACCGGCGAAAATCGCGGAACGCCCGAAAGAGATAGCGTAGCTGCCCCGGCGAATAAACTGGTGTGGCTCCCAACACGCCTTTGCCGGCCTCACCGCCGGCCCCGCCCCCCGCGACCGACCAGGCCGACGCGCCGAAACCGAAGACGCAGCGCGACTTTCAGTTGAAGTGGCCGCAGGCGGAACTGTCGCGCATCGGCAACCGGGTGCTGCAGGACTACCGCGCGGCGCTGTCGGATCATAACCGCCGCATCGCGCGCTGGGCGATCTACTTCCGCAGGTGGCTCGGCAGCGTGGACACTCCCGCTGTGGGCGAAGAGGGCGCGTCGAACCTCCCCGTTCCCTACATCAAGTGGAACATTCTGACCAAATGGGCCAAGGAAATGGACGCGCTTTTTGGCGACGACGCCGAGATTGTGGCCGTGCCGGTCGGCGCTTCCGACTATAAGCGCGATAAGAAAATCGGCAAATACATGAGCTGGCGGGTGTTCAACTCCATGAAGCTGACCAGCCGCTTTTGCGAGTTCGTTTTGCGCAAGCTACTGTTCGGCCGCTCGATCGCCTACGCGCCGTGGAAGCGCGACACGTTCGAGGTTTTGAACCCTCAACGCGACTATCAGCCCGAGGAGGTCGTCGATTACGAAGGGCCGGAGTTCGAACCGCTCTGGCCGGACGATTGGATCGTGCCCGTGGAGGAGGTCAAGAGCCTCCATGAGTTCAGCTTCGTGATCCGGCGGTATCGTACGACGCCCGACAAGCTACTCAAGGGCGAAGAGGACGGGCGGTATCAGGGCATCACCAAGAACTGGGATCAGATCCTCGCGCTGGCGCAGCGCGGCATGCAGCGCGCCTGGGAAGGCGAGGAAATCAAGCTCGAAAAAGACGAGATGGAGGGGCTGCAATACCAACGGCCACTCTCCTCGGGCGAGTCCGTGATGGTGCTCGAATGGTACGGGCAGTGGCGGCCGCTGCGGAAAGGCCCGCGCGGCGGCATGTCCGACGCGAGCGAGTGGGACACTAAGCGCCGCGAGATGACGCACGGCGAGTTCGTGGTGCGCTATATCCTGGACCTGAACCTGTGTATCGGCATCCAGGACCTGCGCGAGCTGTATCCCACGAAGAAGCACCGGCGACCGTTCGTCGAAGCATCGATGTTCAAAGACGGGCGCTATTGGTCGGCGGGCATGGCCGAGCTGCTCATCGATCTCGAAGACGAACTGCGCGTCAACCATAACCAGGCGACCGAAGCGGGGCAGTTGGCGATGACGCCGATGTTTGGGTACCGGCCGGCGTCGGGCGCCAATCCCGACACGTTCAAGGTCGAGCCAGGGCTTTTCATTCCGCTGGATAACCCGCAGACGGACGTCGTGCAGATCAAGATCAGCGCGAACATGGAGATCGCGCAGTGGAAAGAGCAGTGCGTGCTGGCCTACGGCGAGAAACTCACCGGCCAGGGCGATTTGCAGATGGGCAGGCAGAGCGACCGGCCGAACGCGCCGCGCACGGTCGGGCAAACCGTTTCGCTGCTCGAAGAGGGCAACGTCCGGATCTCGCTCGACACCAAGGTGCTGAGAGAGGACATGGCGGGCGTACTGGCGCACTTCTGGGACCTGGAATATATGTTCTCGCCCGAGCAGACCTTTTTCCGGGTCACCGAGGAGGACGCGGCGGGCCTGTTCCCGGTGAACGACGGCGGCTCGATGTTGACCATGGACGATCGGGACGGGCGCTACGATTTCCGGCTGCAGTTCGCCAACAGTGTGTATTCGCGCGAGGCTAAGAAGCAGCAGGCCTTGGCGCGCTACCAGCTCGATTTGCAGAACCCGCTGATTGTGCAGAACGCGCCGGCGCTGTGGGAAGTCACCAACCAGGCGCACGAGGCGCTGGGGGATCCCAATTTTGGGGACATGGTTCCGAAGCCGCCGAAGCCCGACGCTTCGGTGGATCCGAAGACCGAATGGGTGGAGCTGCTGCACGGCGAAGACATCCACGTCAATCCGCAGGATAACGATCTGCTGCACATGATCCGGCACATGCGCGACCTGAAGGCGGCCGAAGCGGCGCCAGGCGGCGCGACGGGCGACCCCGACTCGGTCAAGAAGATGGCGCTCCACTACCACGAGCACATCCAGCAGTTGCAGCAGAAGAGGCTCCAGCAGGCCGTTGTCGAGCAGGCGGTGCAAGCAGCCCAAGCTCTTGCAGGCGCCGGGAAACCGCTTGCGTTTCCGAACGGCCTGTTTGGCAATGCGCCCCAGGAGCCGGCGGGGAACCCCGCGGCCACGGGGCCGGCGATCTACAGCGGACACGCGGAGGACCTGCACGGGGAATCGTAGGTGAATAAAAGTGAATAACCCTCGCCCCGTCCGTTCCGACGCGGTGGCGGCGGACCTGTTCGACAAGATGCTGGCCAGCGCGGAGTTCGGCAAATTGTGGACGCGTGTGACCGCCGAGCGCGATCGCGCGGCCTCCCGGTGCTTGCGAGAAACCGACCTGGTAGAGCTGCGGCGGGCGCAAGGGGCGGCGGCGGCGCTCACGGCCGCGCTGGGGTTGCCGGCGCAGATGCTCGGCGAGATGCGAGCGGGCAAGCGATAACTGTCGAAGACCCCGGTATGCATTACGCAAACGGACAAGAAGCGAAGCTCGGAGACCTGGTTTACCAGCGCTCCGATTATCCCGGCGGACCCGAAGTGGTTGGCGTACTAATCGCTGCGAAGGCCTCCTCGGAACCCTGCACCGCCACTATGCTGGCGCTGGCCACCCGCTATGACAGCGACCTTGGCCCAACCATCTGGACGCCAGGGATAGCCGGAAGCTCCTGGTGCACGACGGTCCCGAAGCTGTTGCCGCTCTCTCCGGCGGCAATGCCTGTTTCTCCGGACGCGCCGCCCCCCGACGCTCCGCCCTGTTCCGACCAGGCATAATGAGCGGCGTCGTCATCGCCGTCGCCTGCAACTACTGCTCGAGGCAGCGCGCGCCGTTCCGCGTCCACCGCATGACGTCGGGGCAACACATTTGCGACGACTGCCTGGCGTGGCACTTTCACGCGCTCGATTTCCTGGGTGGGGCGACGCCTAAGGGGTGTCAGGAATGCGGCCGGACATGGGAAACCATGCAGGCCGAATCGCCCGACGCCGAGCTGGCCATCCGGGTTTTCGTGGTGGCGAAGGACGGCATCTATCAGATGCTCTGCGCACCCTGTGCGCAAGCATTCCTGCCGAAGACCCCCGATCTCTATAAGGGAACCAAATTTGGAAGCGAGGTTTTACATCTATGAGTCCACAAGTACCCGCGGCCGCGCCGGCCGCCCCTGTCGTCGCGGCTCCGGATCCGGCCGCCAGACTGGCCGCGCTCGAAGCCGAGAACACGGCGCTCAAAGGCTCCGTTACGGAGCATCAGAACAATGCCCGCTTCTGGTTCGACAAGGCCAAGACGGCCGCGCCGGCAGCGCCCGCGAAGGCGGCCGAGCCCGAGGCCGAGACAGATATGCTCGAACTGCTCACCACCGGCGGTGAGAAGGGCTTGCTGAAGCTGCTCAAGACCAAAGGCTTCATGAGCACCGAGCAGGCCGAGCACATGATCGAGAGCCGCGTCTCGCAGGTGCAATCCGAGCAGAAGCTGCTCAAAGATTACCCCGATCTGGCGGACGCCACCTCGGACTTCTTCAAGGCCACCGCGGTGAATTACGGCGAGTTGAAAAAGCGCGGCGTGCCCGAGGGGCTGGCTTCGCGCCTGGCCGCGGAGCAGGCAGAATTACAGGGTCTGCAATCGGGCAAACTCAAGACTCCCGCCCAGAAGATCGCCGAGGCGGCCGCGGCGAAAGCCGCCGATCGCGCGGCGCGAGCTGCCGCGGGAGGGGGCGAGCGCGGCTCGCGTATGCAGGAGCCCAGTCCCGAAGACGACGCGCTGACCGAGAACGACAATGCGGCGATCCGCAATCTGGCCGACGCCCTCGATATTCCGATCAAGGACAGCGTGGTGGACGGCAAGACTGTGTTGGGCGCCGAGTCGCGCTACGTGGCGCGGGCTAAGGCGGGGGTTAACGTGGGGTTGAAACTGGACCGGGGAAGAAGGTAGCTCATGAGTCAGAAAATCATCAAGAAGCCGGCGATTGCGGACCCCGCGGGAGCCTACAACCGGAAGGTGCTGGCCGACCGCAAGGCGCGGATCGAAGCGGCGCGCACTGTGCTGCCGGATCTCGGCCTGGATCTGCCCCAACCGAAGGAACCGGCCACGGCGGCCGAGTTCATCGACGAATTCGACAAGAGGGCGTTTGGCTACGGCGAGCAGGCCACCATCAGCAGGATCATCTACGGCCCCGACCCGCTGGTCGATTACTCGCCGGCATTCCGCGAGGCCATCGAGCGCTACGGGCGCGAGGACCTGGCTAACTTGTACGCCGAGGGCATCATGGCCAAGGGAGCGTCCTTCGAGCCCGACCCGCGTATGCGCAAGGCCTTGGCGCTGGCGATCGACAAATTCGGGGCCCCAGCCATTGCCGACTCGTTTAAGGCGCGGGTGCTTAAGATCCCGATGCGCACGGTGGAGATCGACGCCTCGGACACGCTGGATCCGGAAGTGATGGGGTCGGCGGTGCTGGCGGAGACCGTACGGCGCCACGAACGCCCAGGGATGGAGTACCGCTTCTTCACCCAGTTGTGCGTGGACCGAATGGGCTGGCGCGGCTATACGCCGGTGAAGGAAAACGGCGATGTTGTGAAGGCGGGCACGCTGATGCTCGCGGAGATATCGCGCACCCAGGTGTTGAAGCGCCGCGACCGGCAGCGCGAACTGGCGCGCGAGAAACTCGATGGGATCGAGGAAGGCTATCAGGCGAGCCAGGAAGACGCTCTGCGCAGCGCCAGCGCGGAAGGCATCGACGTGGCCGGCATCTCACCGCTCAGGGCGGGAGAGAGGGTCACCGCGCGCGCCGGCGTGGGCGGCGACGATCCGGACCGCTACCTGGGGCAGACGCGGGCCATGGGCGTGGAGATCGGGACGAAAGAGTAGCCCGCCCCGAGAACGCGCCCGTGCCGAAATACCACACGGGCAGTCCATCATCTTCAAGCTCCGCAGAGAGCAGCTCTCCCATGGTAAGGATTTCGCCGCGGGCAGCTCTTCCATGGGGGAGCTTTTCATGAGCCAGCCTCCGCTAGCGCATCGCCGTGAAACTGGCGAATAAGCTTGCAGGGGGCGCACGTGGCCAACGTAAATCAACTGTTCGGTTTTCTGCCCATCGGGCGCGACGCCGGGGGTCCGCTGGCGCCGCAGATGTACTGCAAGGTGGCGGCGCATACGCAGGCGCTTTTCTGCGGCGACATCGTTTCGAAAGCGGCCGTTTCCGCGCCGGCGCACGATTCCGGCATCAACGTGCAAGGCTGCACGAGCTTGCAGAACGGGACGCCCGGCACTACGCTGTGGCTCGGCTCGAACCTGAACTACGGCGCGCCGGCGACCATCAGCTTTCACTGGGTGTTCGACACGCCCGACACCGTCTACATCGGTCAGTCGAGCGATAACACGTCGCTGACCAATGCCGCGGATGCGGGCAAGGACGCGCCGTTCACCACGGGCGCGGGCAACGCCACAACTCTGAAGAGCACGATGGGCTTCACGGGAGCTTCCGTCGGGACCGGGATTAGCGGCTGCGACATCCGGCTTTTGCGGCTGTTTCAGAAGGTCGGCAACGCCGAGGGCGCGTACGCGATTTTCGAAGTCATGCTGCTGAAGAGCGCCAAGGCGCAGGGTTCGGCGGGCACGTAGGAATCGGCGTCCGCCGGCATTGAGAGCCGGCGGCCGCATTTTTTGAGGGGGTTGGAGGGGCAATGGTTATCAGACAGAGTATTCCGGATTTGTATCTGGAGAGCATGCTGCCGGCGATCGACGAGATTGTGCAGGACCGGTACAAACGGTGGCCGCCGCAGTTCCCGAATTACTTCCGGATGCGCTCGACCAATCGCGGCATCGAGCAGACCACGGAAATGACCGGCTTCGGTCAGATGGTGGTCGTGCCCGAAGCGTTGGCGGTGCCATACAGCCAGCCGTATCCGGCATTTCGCAAGACCTACCTGACCGTGCAATACGGCCTGGGGTTCAAGGTTTCGCGCCTGGCGCGCGACGATGACCGGCACGGCGTGGTGAACAAATTCGCCTCCGAGTTGGGCGAGAGCGGACTGGAAACGCGCGAAGTGACGGCCGCGGCGGTGTTCAACGGCGGCTTCACGGATACCGGCCCGGACGGCGTCTCGCTGTTCAACACAGCTCACCCGCTGGTGGGAGCGGGCGGCGGAACGCAGACCAACCGGCTGAGCTACGCGAGCGACCCGGACATGACGTCCATCGGCCTGGCCCTGACGGACATGCGCCAGACGGTCGACCACACGGGCAAGAAAAAGCGCGTTCCTCCCAAGCAGGCCATCTTCCCGAGCGGCCTGGAATTTGTGGGCGCTACTATGTTGGGCGGCACGGACGCCCCCGACACCGCCAACCGGGCCATCAACCCGTTCCGCAAGCGGAGCGGCCTGCCGAGCTTCGACTCGTGGTCGGTTTGGGATTACCTGACCGACATGAACGCCTGGTTCATCGAGAGCGATGTCGCCCTCACCGAACTGCGCTTCTACGAGCAGGAAGCGCTCAACACGATCCACGATGTGGACTTCGATACGCGGACGCTGAAGACGGCCGCCTGGCAGCGGTTTGCGGTTTCGTATAACGCCTTTTGGGGCGTGTACGGCGTGCCTTCGAGCTAAGGAGCGAACATGCCAAATCCCAAGTTCTCGGCCCCCACCAAGTACAGGGGGCCGTTGGTCGTCGAGACGCGCGGCGCGAACCCCAAGGCCGCCGACCAGCAGGTCGGCGACAGCGGGTACCAGGCGGCAATGTCGATCCGCACGCCGGTGGGCTACGGCTACAACCTGCTTGAATTCTGCCAGCCCGCGCCTTACGGCGCCGTGGCGGGCGTGCCGACGGGCGGCGTGGTTCTGTCGGCCGTGGATAACGCGGGAGGTCTGCTGCTTTCGGGCGCGATCCTCACCAGCCAGCGCGTTACGCGCGTGGCATTGACCGCGGCGCAACTGATCGCGATGTACGCGGCGCCGGTTCTCATTCTCGCCGCGCCGGCGAGCGGAGCGGGCCTGGCCGTCGGTCAGATCCTCTTTGAAATGGTCACCACCGCGGCGGCCTTTACGGGCGGCGGCATCGTGGTGTTCCAGTACGGCGTCACAGCCAATGGCGCAGGCGCGGCCACGCACGCGGGATCGGTCCCTGCGGCCGTGGTCAAGGCGGGGACGGGAACTACACTCACGCTGCTCGGCCCGGCCAGCGCGGCCAACGGCCTCACGGTTCCGACGGACGGCACGACCGCGTCGGGCATCTACATCTCGAACCAGACGGCGGCCTTCGCGGCGGGTACCGGCGCTAGCGCCATCGTCACCATTTCTTACGACGTCGTCACACTCGGGTAGCGCATGACCTTTCGCACGCAGCGGCGCAATTTTTACCCGGCCACGGCTTTGACGGCCGGGACGGTGACCTCGCAGACCGAGAAGGCGCGCGTCGGCCTCGGCGTGCGACTCTATGTGACGATCAGCGCGGTAGCGGCGGGCGGCGGAACGGACTCGATTTTTCTTTGCGCGCTGCCGCCCAATGGGGGCGCGGCGCTACCGCTTGCGGGCTTCAGCCACGCGAATCTTCTGGCGGTGGCGGGGACGCTAGTCTTCGATTTCTATCCCGGCCAAAGCGCCGCCGGATTCGTCGGCACGGGGGCAACCCTGGCGGCCGCCGCGGGCTACGGCTCCGCCGCGGTTTCGGTGCCTTTGCAGTTTGCGGTGCAGATCGTAATCGGGACCGGCAACGCCGCAACGATTGCCATCGACATCGAAATTCTGCCCTGACGGCTCTCGGGCGAATTACCGGGTGTGAAACGCCTCTCGATTCTTCTCGCGCTGGCCGCGCGGATGCTGTACGGCCAGGCCCTCACTTTTCCCGCCGGCCCGACGGTCGGCCCGAACCAGGTCTTCGTCTCCACGAGCTGGCTGTACGCCAACAAAATGGATTACCGCGGCGCCTGGAATGCCGGCGTCGTCTACAACAGCGAGGATGCGGTGGTTTCCGCAGGCTCGACGTACGTGAGCCTGCAGGCGCTCAACCTCGGTGAGAACCCCGCGACCTCACCGTCCTACTGGGCGGCGATCGGCGGCGGGGGCGGCGGGGGCGGCGGGGCTAATTCGTTGGGCTATTACTTCATGGCGCAGGCCACGAACGCGCCAGCCAATGGCCTAAACCTTGGCGCTTTATCCACCGGACTGCTAAAGATCACCGTGAGCGGCGGTACTGCTGCGCCGTCCATGGCGGTCCCGGGCGTCGATTACGAGCCTGGTGCCGGAAACCCTTCAACTAACGGCTACTGTTGGACATCGACCACGGCGGGCGTGCGGAGTTGGGCTGCGTGTGGGTCCGGCAGTATGGTTTATCCCGGTGCAGGCCTTCCGATCTCAACCGGCAGTGCCTGGGGGACATCGATTCCCCGGTTGGACGCCCTGGTGAGCATCTTCGATCCCGCATTCGGCGGGTGCGGCGCCTGTAACGCGGCCACCAACGCCGCCGCCCTCACGGCGGCAATGACAGCATCCAGGCGTGTGTATACGGGCCTAGGCGCCGGGGATGCCGGGTTCCTCTGGAGCGTCACGGATTATGCCCACTTGCTCCGCTGGACGGGGACGGGCTGGGAATTCCTGGACGCGGCGGGCAATTATATCGCGGGATGCGCCGGGGCCCCGGGTGGCAGCGGCTGGCAACTCTGCGACGGCAGCGCGACGAGCTACCTGCAAGTGGCCGCCGGGATCGCCTCGGCGGTCGCGTTTACGACGCCGAACCTTGCCACGACGGCCGCCTATCTGAAATTTGGGGCGGGGTATAGCGCCTCGATCGCGGCGGCCACCGTCCCCACCGCCGGCGGGGCGAGCGCCACCGCGGCGGTCGCGTCGGGCAGCGGAGCGACGCCGGCCTCGGGGGCGCACGTTCACACGATCGCGCTTCCGGCCGACCCCGTGGCGAACCTGCAGGTGGTCGCGTACTACAGGCGATAGCTTGCTGCGGGGCGAATGCCCCGGTATATGGCCATCGAACTCGTCGAGCCGTTCCCTGCGATGTACTGGCCGCTGGCGTGGGCGTGGCTCGATGCCGCGCGCTCGCAGGCGTGCGACGACTTCTCTCCCAAGACCCCCGAAGAATTTGTCGAATTACATCTTGAGGCCTGCCGGGGCTGGCGCTCGTTCGGCGTGTTGCGGGACGGGCAGCTCGGCGGGGTGATTCTGTTTGAGCCGGCGTCGCCGGCGCTGGCGATCATGCACGTGCTGTATGCGCGGCGCATGTGGGGGAAAGAAACGGTGGCGGCGTCGCGGATGGCGTGCGCGCGGCTGTTCGAATCGACCGAGGTTGGGAAGATTTTGGGCCTGGTGCCGGCCAACAACCGGCTGGCGATCGCGCTGGCAGTGCGGGGCGGGGGAAAGGTCGAGGGGGTCCTGCGGCAGCACTCGCGGCGGGACGGGAAACCGCTCGACGCGGTAGCGGTGGGGATCACGAGGGAGGATTTCAATGGGACTGAGCTTCGGCGGAACGACGACGGACAGCAATGCAAAAGCGCAAACGCTGCCCGCGATGAATCCTCTACAGGGATCGCTGCAACAGACGCTCTCGAGCGTACTCCAATCGCTGGTGCCGGCGGTGGGGAGCGGGGGGATCTCGCCGAACGTCCAGGCGACGCAGACGGCGGCCGACAACGAGACGAACCAGAACTACTCGTCGCTGGGAACGCGCATGAACCGGTTCCTGGCCGCGCGCGGGTTCGGGCAAAGCGGGCAAGCGGGGCAAACGCAGCTCCAGACCGAGCTGTCAAGGCAGGGCGCGATCGGAAAAAACGCGTCCAACGCGGCAAATAGCCAGCTCGGCCTCGACACGGGCTTTCTGTCGGACGCGCTGAATTTCGCGTTCAACACGCCGGGATCGATTTCGAGCGGGACGACGACGGGATCGAGCGCAGGCGCGAGTTTCGCGGTATAACATGGCGCAATTTGCACCCATGATGAGCGCCGAGAATCCGTACAGCGGGCCGGCAGCCGACGCGTTCCGCACCGCGATGGGCCTGGCCGCAGGTCTGCGCGCGGAGGCGGCCAAGGGACAGCAGGCGGACCAGGCGGCGGCGCAGAAAACGCTCAAAGATAAGTTCGACACCGAGTTGAACTTGAGGAAAGAAGGCTACACCCCCTTCGATGCCTCGGAGAATTCGACCGCGCCGGGGCCGAACGGCGGACGGAGCCTCCATGTCCCGGATGGCGCCGCCGTCCCGGAGCGAGGCGTGCGGACAGCGCCGCCGAGCCAGGTGATTACCGATCCTTTCGGGCGGCAGTGGCTGGCGCCCGGCGCCAAACCTGACGCGACGCCTCAGCAGAGTTTCACAGACACCCAGGAGCTGGACAAGCAGGGTGGCCGGCCGATCTCGGCTGAGGGGACCGTGGCGCAGCACACCGATATACCGCGCTTTCGGCAGGATGCTCAGGGCAACGTGAGCGATACCGGCATGTTCGGCATCAACGGGCCAGTAGAGGATCCGTCGCGGGTGCGCACCGTGCCGGGCAGTGGGCAGCAGTTCTACCTGCCGACCGAGGGCGAGAAGACGGCCGAGAGCGGCCGGGCGGCGGCGTCCAAGACCAAAGCGGAAGAGGACGCCAAGAACCTTACGCTGCCGGATTCCATCACGGCGAAGTGGGAGCAGAAGGCGGGCGTGCCGGCGGGGTCGCTGAAGGGCCTGGCCGTGCCGCGGTCGGAAGCGGTGAACGTGCTCAAGTCACTGGCTGATCCGTCGCAGAAGGCGCCGCACATCGAAACGCAAAAGGACGATGTGGGGAACGTGACCACCGTCGCGCGGGACGCGGAGAGCGGGAAAGAGCTTTGGCGGACGGTGGATAAGGGCATCGGGGAGAACAAGGCGAAGGACCGCGCGGCGGCGCAGGCCGATCGGGACGATGCGCGCCGGCAACGCGAGGCAGACGCGAATCAGAAGATCGTCGATACGCTGGACAGCAAGCGCGAGGCTTTGACGGGCCAGGCGGACCAGCAGCGGCAACTCCTCAACGAATACCAGCGCGCGATCGGGACGCCGAACGGCACGTTGTTTACCGATCCGACGGATAAGAACCGGGCACAGCGGCCGATGAACGCGGCGGCGCGTACGCGCATGGGCGAAGCCTTTATGCGCGTGAAGAGCAAGGCGGACGATCTCGACAAGCAGGCGACTACGTTCGGACAGCAGGCGGAGGCGCGCAGGAACGGGCCGCAGCAGGCGGCGGCCGCTAGCCAGCCGAAACCGGCAGCGGCGCCCGCGCGACAGGCTGCCGCGCCACCGGAGACCCCCGCTACGGCGCCGTACAGGCCCGCGGCGGCGGCCGGGGCGGCTAAGGGGTCCCAGGCCACCACGCTGGCCAAGGTGCGGGCCTACGCGAAGGCGCAGGGCATCAGCGAGGCCGAAGCCATCCGCGCGGCCAAAGGCGAAGGCTTCAGCATCGCCGGGTTGGGGCATTAATGTGGCGGACCAGAGCTTCAGCTCGTTTGTCGCCCAGGACCAGAGCGAGGCGGCGGCGGCCCCGCCCCGCCAGGCTTTCGGCGATTGGCTAAAGGCCGGCGCCGCTACGCCGACGACCAGCGGAGTCACCGCCGGCGGCCATAGCTACACCGCGCCGAAGATCTCCGACACGCTCGGCGATCCCAACGCCATCAACGCGCAGACCTGGCAGGCCGCGCGAGTAGCCGCGAAAGCGATGACGGACCCCGCGCGGTTCGCGCCCGGCCCCTCGCTCGCCGATCGCGTGCGCACGATCGCCGGGCAAGCCGGCCAGGTGGCCACCACGCACGCCGTGAAGGCGCTGGGTGGATCCACCATGACCGAGCTATGGGACATGGCCGGCCAATCCGCTAAAAGTCTCGTCGAGCATGTGACCGGCGAGAACTGGGAAGCCACGCGCGCGACGCTGCCCGCGCCGGCGAAGACCGCCGAATTCCTATTTCACGCGAGTAAGATCATCCCCGGCATCGTCGATTTCCTGTTTACACCGCTTGGCGCGGCGACCGGACCCGCGGCCGAGTTGGGCGGCCCCGCCGCGCAGGCCGCCATCGGCGCAGCCTTTGGAACACAGATGGCGGGCGCCACGAAGGACGCCTACAAAAACTACAAAAAGACACCGTCCGCCTCGAGCGCAGGCGACCTGGTGGCCAGCGCCGCGGGTACACTCTTGCCGGCGGTCCACGCGGCCGGTACCGAATATCAGAACCAGGTGCGCGCGGCTTATATCGAGCGCGCGCGCGGCCCGGCACAGGAATACACGAGCACGGGCGAGCCCATACGGCGCGCTGGATCGGAGAACACACATGAAGAGTCCACTCGCACGACCGGGGCGCAAGAGCAGCCCCAAACAGTCGCAGGTCCGCAAGGGCAGCCTCATCGAGGCGCTGAACCAGGCGGCGGGAGCCAAGGACCGGCCAACGGCGCGGCCGGCGCTGCCGCCCCGGAGGTAGCGAATGATAACCGTAGCGGTGGAAGTGTCGGGCAACCGCCCGGCGGCACTGGAGGAGATCGAGGACCTGGCGGGGCACAACCGCCTGTACCGGAAGGGAACGAACACGGCCCTGTATTTGGACTGCCCGGACCGGGCAACGGCGGGACTGCTGGCGCTCAACCTGGGGCTGATTCCGGGAGTGACGGCGGGAATCTTCGGCGGGTGACCGGTTCGGCCGATCTACCGCTGACTCCGGACGGGAAAGCGAACGCGGCCAAGCGGAATGTGCCGGCGGACGTGCAAGTGTTCCATGCGCCCAACCAACGGTCGGAGGGGACGGCGCGCGGCGCCAGCGCGGGCGCGCGGCCGGCGAGCTGGCTGGCACCGTGGAAGCTGGGCGAGCACGAAGGGAAACCGGTAGAGGAGGCGCAGCCGGCGATCGATGAGCTGATGCGCAACCCGGGGCGAGCGCCCGGCGTGAGCGCGCACTCGGGCGAACAGGGCGAGAGCTTCGGGGCCGCGTCGCGGCGGCTTATCGACGGGGCCAACGCGCAGTACCGAGGGATCGGGCCGAACGATAAGGTCCTCAACATCACTTCCGGCAGGGCGCTGCAGATTATCGACGCCAACGGAGATCCGGAAAGGATTATCGGGCGGCGGAAGGAGTTCCAGCGCGGGCAGATCTACCGGCGGACGGCGGAGGGGCTGACGCCGGCGGACCGCATCGTTCCGGGGACTCAGAACTTCACGACGCATGAAGATACGGCGTGGAACCCGAGCAAGAAGGCAGGCGGGCCGGCCGTGCCGGCGGAAGGCCCAAACGGGCCGATTTGGCAGGAGTACTCCGGAAAGCCCGCGGAGGCCATCGCCAAGCTACAGCAGGAACAGCGGGGCGAAGTTCCGCGCGTATGGCGGAACGAGGATCTGGCCAGGGCGACGAACACGGACGGCTGGATTGGCTTGATCTGGGGCGATCTGAAGGGCGGCCTGGCGCACATCGTCGACAAACACGTTATCAGGCAGAAGGACCTGAAGCTCGAAGACCTTGCCGAGATGATTCCCCGGATGCGGGTGGCGGAGAACGACGGGCGGTCCGTAGTCCTGGAGAGCGACACGCACAGGGCGACCGTTCGATTGAGCTACGACGATGTAGAGAAGCGCTGGCTGGTGACAGCGTTTGAGAAGAGGCCATCTACCGGAGAGAGTCCAACCGGCCCCGGATCCCCGAATCGGGGTGGCGGCCCGGTCATTGCGCCGCCAAACGGCCCTTCGGTTCCTCCGGCTCCCGAGGGAAGCGGCGGTGCACCTGGTTCCAGTGTGGCTCCGGGGGGCGGCGCAGTCAAGCGGGTGGATCCGCTGCTCGGGACGCACGTGGATCCCAGCGCGGTGCGGCAATTCTTTGGCGACGAGACGGGGACCTCGCTGGTGGGGTCCATCCTCAGGGCCGACGCGAAAGAGGCGCTGGCTCTGAAGGCCAAGCGCGATGCGGCGCTGGCGGAGGTCGAGAAAGCCAAGGGCACGCCCGGGGAACAAAAGTTCGGGCAGAAAACCATCCACTATTTCACGGGCGAGCGCGATCTGTGGGGCGCACGGGTTAACCAGGTGATCGCGCGGTTGCGCAAGATGGTTCCGGATCACGTCGAGCAGGAAGCGATCTCGCTGATGCGCGACTTCAAGGGGCGCGAGCAAGAGCTGACACAATTCCTGGCCGGGACGCACCCGGCGTTTCAGGACCTCGATTCGAAGCAGCCGCTGATGCGCGGGCTGGCGGGATCGGAAACGGCCACGGCGCGGGAACGCATCGAGCAGTTGCGGCCGGCGATCCTGCGGGCGCTCGATCCGACGCCGCGCATGAGGGAGGCGGACGCGGTATTGAGCAAGATTGCGGCGGGGACGCTGGCGGAGGGGCAGCGGCTGGGGATTCTGGAGAGCCGGTGGACGCCGGAGCAGTACAACCCGCACATCCTGCATCCCAAGGGCGAGGGCGAAGTGCCAACCGCGCCGGCGGGAGACCGCGTGGGGCGCGCGATCGGCGGCAAGATGTCGCGCTACTTCGCGTTCGCCGAGACGCGGCAGTTCCCGACGCTGCTCGACGCGGTGGTGAATAACTACCGGCCGAAGACGCTCAACGCATTCGACGCGTTCACAATTCACGGGGATAAGTTCGCGACGGCGCGGGCGACGCACATCCTGACCGGGCTGCTCTCGAACGAAGGCGCTGGCAAGTGGGGGGTCAAAGAGAACGCGCCGGAGGGCTGGGTCCCACTGGCCGCGCACTCGACCGAGTTCCGGAACCTGGTGGGGTACGCCGATCCGGAGGGATTGCCGGCAGCGGCCGAGCAGCGGCTGTTTGTGCCGCAGTTCATCTCCGATGCGCTCCGGCCGATCACCGATCCCGATTACATGGGGCGCGTTCCGCTGTTTCGCGCGATGCGTATGACGCAGGCGTATCAGAAGGCCGTGCAGCTCGGGCTGAGTTTCTTCCACGCGTACACCGAGAATTTGATGGCGCTGGCCAATATGGGGCCAACCGGGTGGGTAAAGGCCTTGCGCGCGAACCGCGAGAGTCCGGAGTTCCTACTGGCAGAGCGGGACATGATCGCGCACGGAGGAACCAGCGCGATCCAGGGCCACACGTTCGACGCGTATCGCGCGCTCGAACCCGGGTCGATTCCGACGTGGAGCGATATCTGGAGGCGCGCGCCGGTGCTCCACCAGGCGGACGCGCTGGCGGGCAAGATTACGGATTTCACATTCGGGAATTTGCAGCGGCGCTTCAAGGTGACTGATTACCAGGTGCACCTGGTGGGGTGGCTGGCCAAGCATCCGGAGGCCTCGGCCATGGAGACCTCGGCGGCCAAACAGTCGATGGCCAAAGAAGTGAACGCCGTCTATGGCGGGCTGAACTGGGAAAACCTGGGGGTGAACCGGGCCACCACGGAGATCGTACGGGCGCTGATGCTGGCGCCGGATTGGACGTTCAGCAACGTGTTCAACGTGAAGTACGCGGCGGAGCGGGGAACGCCGGCGGGGCGGATGGCGCGCATGTTCTGGATCCGCACGATCGCCGGCGGGCTGGCGGCGACGCAGGGGCTGAGCCTGATGCTTTCGGGGAAGCCTTCGAAGAATCTGACGCAGGTTTACTTCGGGACGGACGCGGACGGCGAGGACGTGTATCAGAACGTGTTCTTCAAAGGCGCAGGCGGCGACGCGGTGAACTTGGTTCACAACATGCTGGACTACGGGGGAGTGCAGGGTCTGGCGCGCTCGCTCGTGGGCAAGGCGGCGCCTCTGCTGCGCGCGGGCCTCCAGGTGGTACACAACCAGGACTTCCTAGGGCGCACGATCGTGCCCAAGGGAATGAACCCAGTGGCCGGCACGGTGCGCGCAGCCCTCAAGACTGGTGAGGCGCTGGCGCCGGTTCCCTTCACGGTGGAGAACCTGTACAACATGTTGCTGGGACCGGACGCGGGGAAGTATAGCGTGCCGGAGTTCCTGACCACGACGGTGGCGGGCAATCCGCCGCGGCATGTGGCGCCGGAGGGTTACCGGGAAACGAGCCGCGGCCTGGTTCCGGAGAACGCGCCGGAGAACCAATCGATCTGGGATGAGATCCAGACGGGGAAGCGGTAAGGCCCCCCTCAAACTGTCGAATTAACCGGCGGGGGGAGCTGTGACCATCGACGCGCGGCTGGAACAAATCGACACGAGGCTGGCGGGACTTGAAAAGCACCTGCTCGGAAACGGACAGCCCGGCTATCTTGCGCGGCAAGAGCAGCGCGTCAATCGCCTGGAGCGATGGCGCGCTTACATCACGGGCGCGGTGGTGACGCTATCGGGCCTGGTGGCGATCCTGGTTACGTTGGGCGCGGCGTGGGCGCATCACAAATGATCTTGCGCGGGGCGGCGGCGCTGGCGAATACCCCGGCATGTGGCCTAAAATTTTCCAAGCTGTAATGCAGACCGAGGAGAACTTACTCCCGGTCTTCGTGAGTAACCCGAGTACCGGCGCGATCGCCGGCGCCATCCTGGTGACCGAATCGATTTTCGGGAGTATCTTCGGGCTGCTGCCCGCCTCTCCCGCGACTCCGGCGGCCCCCGCGGCTCCCGCGCCGGCCCCTTTGCCCGCAGCCGGCAGCGCCGCGTAGCGGCCATGGACCGGGGAACGGCCAGCACCATCGCCGGGGGCGGGGCGGGGCTGCTGCTGCTACAGACCGTCCGGTGGGAACTGGTCGGCGTGCAGCCGGGCGAGACCGTCAAGGTGGGAATCGCTCTACTGCTCGCGCTGACCGGATACCTGATGTATCGCAAGGAGGCTTAGCCCGTGCAGAACTGCGCACTCTACGCCAGCGCCGCGCCCACGATGCGGCCTGGCGACATCATCGCGTGCTCGGGGACGGCACTGATCTCGCACGCAATTCAAGTAGTCACCGGGTCGCCGATCACGCACGTCATGACGGTGCGCCAGGCGATCCACGCCGGCGACCCGATCTCGGACGTCGTGGTGACTCAGGCCACGATGGGCGGCGGGGAGCCGAACGGCGCGCAGTCGGATCCACTCGGCCAGGTGCTCGCGTCGCAGTACGCGAACGGGCGCGCCTGGCTGTTGACGTTGGCGCCGTCGGTGCGCGCGAAGGTGGACTGGTTCAAGTTCTATCAATTCATCGGCGCGTGCGAGGGACGCGTGAAATACGACTGGTGGGGGTTGGTGCTCTACCGGCTAGGCCTGCGCGCGCAAGTGAACCCGAAAGCGATGTTCTGCAACGAATACGCGATCGCGATCATGCAGGCCTGCGGGTCGCTGCCCCCGGCGGGCGTGGGCGTGAATCCGCGCGAGCAGACGCCGCAGGCGTTCGTGAGTATGCCGCTGTTCAGCGCGTGCCGGCAGATTTGGGGCCCGGCGGGCGCGATCAGTTGGGGCCGGGCGGGTTAGGGTCCTTCAGGACGCCACTTCGGGCGGCGGAGCCACGCGAAAGGCGAAGGCGCACTCCTTGGAGTCGGATAGGGCATCCAGAAGGTCGGCCAGCGCACGGACGCGGTCTTTGATGGCGGGCTGGAACTCACGCCGGCAGGCCGGGCAGAAACTCACCGTCGTCTGCATCTTTCCGGCCAGATCGAGGGTCATGACCGTGTGGCAGGCGCAACACTCGATCGAGAGGCGGCGCAGGTCCTCGATCGGCACCGTAAGCTCACGAATCAGGGCGCACATGGCTTTAGTCTCTCACTTCGCGGGCGGCGGGGGCGGGGGAACGCTTTGGTCGCCGTTGGCGGTAAACGTGACGGCGGAGCCGAGCTTCGCTAGGGCTTTGTAGACCTCCTGGAGGCTATCGACGGCTTCCGGAACTGCGCTATCGAAGGGCGTATCGCACCGGGGGCAGGCGCGCGGCGCCACGAACGGCCTGCGGCGCGATTCCGGCTCAAACTCCGCGTTGAGGTCCACGGTCACGCGCGTGTTACAGCGCGGACAGGCCAACGTGGCGAAGCGGAGGTCCTTGATCGAGACGACGGATTGCTGGTACATGGTCACTCCTTTATGTTCGCCCCGTTCCTCACTTCGCGGGCGGCGGGGGCTAAAAGAGATTCTCGCTCACGTCTTCGGAACGCAGCCCTGCCGGGGAGTGAGCGCTGGAGACGACTATTTCTTTGCGGCCACAGCGGATGGTGACTCCCTCATATGTGAAGTTGGGTTCGACAGAGCTTCGAGCATGTATTGTGCAGGCGGTGCGCCCCTCGGCGTCGAAGGCCGTCACCGCGTAAAACAAGGCATCCACGAGCTGCTGAGATCCCGCCTTATCGGCCCACGGCATCGAAACGTTGATCAGGGCCTTGTGCCCGTCGAAGATTACATCGCCGACTGGCGATGGAATCTGCGTCTTTGTAGAGAGCCTCCACTCCTCGGCGCCGGATTCCGGGCGTCGAGGCTCGGAGGCAAGCTCAACCTTGCACTGGCGGCTGAGATCGGCGAGGGCTGTCTCTTGGAGCATCCCAATCTGGAGGCGGACCCCACAAAGCGTGAGGTAGTCGGTTGTGAGAGGCTGTGCGGAAAGTAGGAGTGCGCCTGCGAGGAGGTACTGGAGTCTCATTTGGTTGCCTTTTTTGTCTTCGTCCAGCGCGCCTTACCGCCAGCCGATTGGACCCGCTTGCGGTCCTCGTCGCTCATGGTGGCAAAGCCCTTCGGCACTTTGACCGAGCCGCCGCGCCTGCCGAGTTCGACTGCGGCAGCGTTCTTCTTCATCGCCATGCAAAATAGTTTAGCATAAACCGCTTTCTGCTGCTAATTGCTATTGACAAGTATAACCGCTAACTGCTATTCTCAAATCGACACACAGCCGCGAGGCTTTAAAGCGCGGAAAGGGAAACGGCGTGACGGTTTGGGTGGTCATTCGCAAGACGGAGACGGGCAATAACTTCCGGGCGCAGCTCTTCCGGCGCCCGGGCGGTCCGCCGGTGATGTGGTCGCGGGTATCGTCCTCGGCGTCCGAGGTCAAGCGCGACTTCAAGCGGGCGGGCTGCGATCTGAACTGGAAAGGCTGGCCGCATACCGAACAGGCCGGCTTCCGGGACAGCCAGGGACGAATCAAGTGGATCACGACAGCGGAAATCGAAACGCTGAAAGGAGACGACGATGGCAGCGGCAGAAGCGGGATTACGGGACGTGGTGAAGTTTGAACCGAACCAGCCGGTCGAAGTCGCGTTGAAATACGCGGCGGGGAAGACGGTGCGGGGGATCGGGGGAGACCGGGTGATGTTCAGCCTGGTGGACGGACGGGTGATGTTCCTCGATCCGGAGCCGGCGCGGCAGGTGGACGCGCTGGGGGTGAAGCCTGGGGAGCCGTTTCAGGTCTGCATGAACGGGAAGCGGGGGGAGCCGAGATCCTGGACGGCGTGGCTCTCGGCCGAGACGGAGCAGCGCCGGGCGCAGGCGGACGCGCGGGCGAAGGGCGATACGTGGACGGAGCGGAAGCTGGAGGAGAAAATGGTGCTGCGGGAAGAGACGCGGGCGAAGGTGATCGGGGCGCTGCCGAAGGTCAATGGCGGAGCGGCCGTCTCGAGAACGGCCGCCCCGGCTCAGGCCGCGCCAACGCCATCGCATCAATTAGCACAGCCACCTAGCACTGGCAATGGTAGCAGGAACGGGGGCCAGGACGGGGGCCAGGGGTCAGGGGCCGGGGGCCAGGGGCCGGGGGCGGTGGCGGCGCAGGTGGCGTTTCCGTGGGCAGCGCGGCTGCTGAGCGAGACGAATGCCCTGGTGGACGTGTACGCGGCCGCGGCGGCGTACGCCAAGGTACGGTACAAGGGACTGGTGAGTGCGGAGGATGTGCGCGAACTGCTGGCGACGGCTTATGCCAGCAGGCAGGATGGAGGGTGCGATGCGGCGTAACCGGGGAGGCGCGCGATGAACGTCGATGAATTGCTGGTGGCGGTGAGGCGCGGGGTGGAGAACCGCGCCGCTCTCGACGAGGCGCAGCGGCAGGCGAACGCGGCCGGTAAGGCGATTTGCGTGAAGTGCGGGCGCGTGTTCACAACGTGCCAGGAGTACCGGATGAACGCGCAGGGGCGGCTCATCTGCCGGCGGCCGTGCCGGGAGAGGCGGCCATGATGCCCGACTGGAACGCCGACCCCGACAATTACGCCTTCCAGAAGCGCCTGAGGCGCGAGACGGGCCTGACGCCCTGGGGTGAGGCTCACAAGTGGCGCCGGCGGTTCTGGTGTGCCCTGGCCCTCGCCGCAGCCGGCTGGCTGTTGTTTTTCCTGGCGAAGGGTTAGAGTAAGCAACATATCTCTCATCTGCGAGCCCGCGCGGGCTTCCTCCTTTCTCCCGCGCGGGCTTTTTTGTAGAAATCTTCGCGGGTGCTACATTTTCATGTTGACATTCGCGCCGCGTTGCTACATAATCAAATTAGATCGAATCCATCGGTCAGGAGAAACGAAATGGCACTCACAACGACGTCACGAAACGGCTTTCCTATGGTTTGGCATGTGGACCCCGACCAGCGTTTTCGCGTGGTAGTCAACACGCGCTATGACGTGTTCGAGGTCTACAGCTTCGACACTCTTGCACAGGCGATCACAGAGCAGAGGCGCCGGAGAGCAATCGTAGTCAACCCCGCGGATGCTAACTTGGCCCACCAAACCGGGAATCCGCGCGATGGCGAGGCAATTTACCAGAGCGCTGCGGTGCGGTTTGTCGAGGACGGCGAAGAGTACGAATACTTCGGGCCGAGCTTGCCTAAACTCCATGTCGGCCACGATAGCTACCCAGGCTAGTCTCCGCAGTGCGCTTCTCCGCGTGCGCGGGGCCTCCGAAGGGAAATCGGGGCCGGGTAGGTAACCCCGGCGAAAAGAGCCACGTAATGAGCCAACCACGAAAGCCTTGGGGTGGTAAGCGCGCGGGCGCTGGCCGCCCACCCGCGACGAAAGCTCGCTGCGCCTGCGGGTTGCACACGCTGGCGCGTGCCGTGCGACTGCGGCTCGCCTGCCGGCGGGCGGCGAACATACGGACATGAGGACAGCTATTTACGCGCGCGTGTCAACGACGGATCAGAACTGCGAGATGCAACTCCGCGAGCTGAGGCAGCTCTGCCAGGCCCGCGGCTGGGCAGTGGCCGGGGAGTACGTCGATACCGGCTGGAGCGGAGCGAAGGCCTCACGCCCCGAGCTCGACCGCCTGATGTGGGATGCGCGCAAGCGCGCGATCGACACCATCCTGGTCTGGAAGCTCGACCGGTGGGGGCGGAGCGTGGCTAACTGCCTGGAGTCGATCCAGGAACTGCGGGCGTTGGGCGTGCGCTGGATCGCGCCGTCTCAAGGCTTGGATACGGACCAGAGCAGCCCGACGTCGCGGCTGATGCTCACAATGATGGCCGCGTTCGCGGAGTTCGAGCGGGAGTTGATCCGCGAGCGCGTCAAGGAAGGCTTGGCCACGGCGCGCTATCACGGGCGCGTGGGCGGGCGGCCGCGGCGGGTGTTCGCGCACGACCGGGCGAAGCGGCTGCGGGCGGAGGGGTTTACGATCCGCGCGATCGCGGCGAAGCTCAAGGTCGGACAGGGGACGATTCAGCGGCTTTTCGAGCGAAAATAGGCTGTACCAGAAACCCAAAATGAGACGCGCGATCGCGCGTTGATAACAGGGATCGGGGCAAGGGCTTTTCTTTCCAACCACATACAATTGTTTTGGGTACGGGTTCGGCCCGAAAAGGCCCAAAAGACGGGTCCGGCGGGAAAACTATGGTATACCAAATCGGGTTTGGGTCCCCGGGTTGCGGCGGGCGGCGGGGCGGCCCCCGCCACGTCGCGATGGGTCGCACTCACGCGAGCGCGTCCCGCACGCCGTCCGACGCCATGCCGCGGGCCTTGCGGCCGGTCGAGATCTTGTGGACCTGGCCGGGCGTGCCGGCGGCCGCGGGCGCGCCGGCGTCGCGGTACTGCGCGCCGCGGTTGCAGACGGCGCCCCACGTCTCGGGCTGGTAGATTGAGCGCGTGTAGCGCCGGGGCCAGTGGCAGAAGGGGTGAGGGGTGAGATCACCCTCCATTAGCTCGCTTCCTCCCCGTCAATTAAAATTGACAGCGCCTCGCCGAGCCGGCGTGTGGCACTGAGCGCAACCTGGAGATCGCCGTGGCGGCTGTCGCTGGCCAGGAGGCCTTTGAGCTTCTGGCGGACCAGGTCGCTGGCGCGCTGGGCGGTCGCGAGGGCGGCGAGGACGTTCACCGCCGGCGCAAGCATGCTTGCATCGCTATCCGATCTGTTTCGGATTTTCCCAGCAACTAAGGATTTCCGGGAGCTCGATGCTTCGGCCCTCAGCTCCGCGGCGGCTTGACGTTCGCGTTGTGGACTCATTGGCAGAGCCTCCAGATGAGAGACATGATGCCGGCGAGGCCGGCGGCGGTGAAGAACAGGCTGACGATGAGCTGCTGGGCGCGGGTCATGGGAGTCTCCACTTGGCGGTGAGGGCGATGTACGCGGATTCCCGCGCGCGTAGCTTCCGGTCGTCGGCGAGCGTTCGCCGGCGCGCCCGCTCGATCAGGCCCGAGCCGCACTGGCACGGCTTCGTCGAGCCATTGCCGCGGTCCAGCTTCCCGGTACCGGCGCACTTGGGGCAGTAGGGTTTGACGCTCATAGTCACTTCCCAGCCCGCTTGATCTGGCGCAGTGGAGTCGGGGCCCCGATCGCCAGAGAGTCGCCGCGCCGGCTTTCGAAAAACTCGCCAGGGTCCGGAGCGCCCATGGTCTTGAGCAGGTCAACTTCGACCTTCGCGGAGTTGATGATGGTCTGCGCCACGTCGCTGATGGTTTTCGCGCGCGCCAGGTCCATCGGTTTGTCTTCGTCTTTGAGCTGTTCGAGCGTTTCAAACAGGTGGTTGCGCAGGTCCGACATCCTATTTCTCGGCATTTGCTCTCCTCAGTTTGCGTTTCAGGACACCTTGCAGTTGGATCGCCTCGGCCAGCGGCCGAGGGTAGATATTCCACATCCGATTGCGCCTGGCCATCTCGCCGCGCGAGACGCACTCCAGGTTCTCGATGGCGCAGTCCGCCTCCGTCGCGTGCTTCCCGGTCTTGAAAGCGATCACGTGACCGCGGGGTATCGGACCGCGCTCCTGTGCCCAGATGTGACGGTGGAGTTGCGGCCACGCGTCGGCGTTTCCCCAGCCGGTTGCCTCCTTGCCGAAGACGGCCTCGCGGATTTTGATTCGCAGGTAGCCTTCGCTGTCGAGCATGATCGTACCGACCGGCACCCAGTTGCGCGACGCGGCACCGGTACGCTCGCCCTTCTTGAACTGCGTCTCGGCCATTCGGCCGGGAGCCCAGCCCGGGCACCGCTGGCCTTTATTCGCGGGGACCTGGCCTTTTTGAAATTGGTGGGCGATCATACCCGGGCGCTCCATCTGGCTTTGCCAAAACTCGGCGCTCTTGCGGATCTTGTGCTTATAGGCTGCCCGGAGTATCGCGTCCACGGGCCTGTGAAGTTCAAGAGCGAGGTCCGCGGCGCGCAAGACTGGGTACAGCGCGCGGAGTTTGGCGAGTTCGGCGGGACTCCAGAAGCGGCGGCGGTTCATAGCGCGGCCTCCAGGGCGCCGTCGATGATGCGCCGGGTGATCGCGCGCAACGCGCGGCGGGCGCTGTCGGTCTCCGCGTTGAGGTGGTGCAATTCGTAGAGGGTGAGCAGCACTCCGCTGTGAGTCTCGAAGATCAGGACTCCCGATTCGATGGCGCAGCCGCCGAGTTCCGCGCACCGTTGCAGTGTGCGAAGGATGATAGGCACGCGCCAGGCTGACGACATTGGAATACGGAAGGACTTCATACGGCGCACCCTCAGGACTCCCGATTCGCCGAGTTCCGCGCGCCGTTGCAGTGTGCGAAGGATGATAGGCACGCGCCAGGCTGACGACATTGGAATACGGAAGGACTTCAT